TCTGTGCTTGTGGCCGGATCATCCGCATGGCTCCGAGCAACTTCTACACAGCGGGTGTCGTCTGCGGAAACTGCAAGCAACCCTTCAAGGAGGAAACAACGTGATCGTAAACGTCCATACCACCAACCCAACCGAGATCCAGGCAACCGAGATAGCCGAAGTTCTAGACGAAGCCGGTTACTCCGTTGATCTGGTCAACGTGCGGGACTTCGGCACAGACGAGATCACTGACATCTGGAGAGCAGGGCCATGAAAATCAACATCAACATCACGGTCGAGATCGACCCCGAGGACTGGACCACCACATTCGGAGTCGATACCCCCGAAGAGATCCGATCGGATGTCAAGAACTACATCGGAGCTGGCATCCAGGGCTGGGGGGTCTTCGGCTCAGGCGAGGTAGAAGCGAGGGAGTGGAACTGGAAATGAATCAGACTGAAGCACGCCGCGTAGCGCGGGATCTTCGCGAGCGAGGCGTTGACGCCATCGCAACAACCGCTGACGCTCAAGCAGGGAAGTGGGAGACCACCGAAGTGTGGCTGGTGAAAGGAAACACCATCGGAACCGTCTACAACCTGGATGAGGCTCTTACCTTGCTCGAAGAGGAAGATCCTTGCCCACGATGCGGCGGCGAGCACGACCGTATCGACAGACGCGAACCCTGCCCGACTACCTAGGAGGAAGACATGACGACGATGAAGTTCGGGCTAGAGGTTTGGAACGCAAATAAGCCCAGATACGAGGACCGACACGAGAAGCACCGCGAGAAAGGTATTGACTGCGGTTCGGTGCGCGCTGTGGGCCGTCTGTTCCGCCGAGAGTACCTGAAGCGGTCCTCGGTTAACCGTGCGGTACCGAACCTCCGTCGCCGGTTCCCCGGAGCGGTATTCGAGCTTCGCACGTACGAGTTCGATGGGTTCTTCTGGATGCAGCGCGGAGAGACGGAGAAGCTATGAGAGTCGAAGCAAGCTCTGGTGGTCGGCGGCTCACACTCGACCCGATCATGGATACCCCGACCGAGGTGAAGCTACCGAGGCGGCGAGTCGAGTCATTGATCGCTGCCGGGTTACGACAGCACTGGTCAGACGGCAGCTACGGCGACCTGGAGTTCGAGGTGTCCAGCGGGGCCGGTCTCGGCTCGCCGTGGCTGACGCTACTGGTGAAGCGTGACGGAAAGACGATCGCACAAGAAGTAGTGGATCTGCGAGATCTTGTTCCGGCCTGGCTGGACGCGATCCTCGCGGACGGACCAACACCAGAGAGGAAGACATGATCATAGTACTGGTTACTGCATCCGATGGCACCGAATACGCCTACGGACCATTCATCTCCGAGGGCAAGGCACAAGAGATCGAGGACGCCATCGACAGCCATGACCGACACGTTCGACAAGTGGTGCTTACCAAGTTCCACGCCGAGGATTGGAAGAAGGTGTGAATCAACCCAGAGCCCTGGGCTGCTTTCGAGCAGCCTGGGGCTTTTTCATGCCCAAAAATGTGACCGATTTGACACATGTGTCATAATTAGAGTGAGGAAAGGGGAACCTTCACTCATAAGCCCCGCATAGTGGTTCTGTAATCCCTTCGTGCTCGCTACCTTAGAGACCCATGGAACCGCTGTCACGGGCTTACGTCGCGGGATGGACTGGAGCTTGGTTTCCAGCTCGGCCTCATAAGCCGTACGACGTGGGTTCGAATCCCACTCCCGCCACCCAACCCGACTTGGCAAGGCCAACGTCGGTTCAAGAGGCAGCCGTTCCGGCTAGCCGTCAATGGCTTCTAGCTCAATCGGCAGAGCGTCTGGCTGTTAACCAGAGGGTTTCAGGTTCGAGTCCTGAGTAGCCAGCACAGTTCGGCATCGGCGTTTCCCGCCGTGCCTCGCGTACGTACACGTGCGCGTACGGAACCGCGCAGGCGTGCGGTACATGTAACAACAAACATACATACAAGCAATCCCCTTAAAGGGATTGCGTTGTTACTATACATACACCCTCCAACATAAGTACACACAGGGCGCGTGTGCGGAATTCCGCCTGCGCGTAGGAGCGATCGAATGGGTTTGATGTTCTTCTTTGCGTTCCTCCTGGTTGGCGCGGCAGTGATAATCAAGCACTGGGACAAGATCCGCTATCACCTGGATTTAAGAACCAGTCTGCCGGGAACTGTCTCCCTCACCAGCTCTAGGAAACGCAGAACGCCGGACACCGGTCCGATCAGCGTAGACGAGTTCTACACCTTCCGCTGGAGAGTTCACCAATGCAAAGACCTGGTTTACCAGACGGAGTTTGAGGGAGGACCGCCATGCGACTACTGCGGGAGTTCTGGAGTTGGATCTTTCTAGGACTCACCAGTCTGGTGCTTGGTCTAGAGATCTTCGCAGCGGTCGGTCCTGAGTGGGCGACCACCTGGACTGAGTACATCGTCACGTACATCCCGGTTGAGGCCGCTGTAGCGGTCTGGGGTGCTAGCGCATCCTGGACCTTCATCCACTTCTGGTTTGCGTACCGGAGGAAGAAGAACCAAGTGCGATATGCAGAGGAAGATCACGAGTGGAACTGTCCATGGTGTGACCTACTGCCCTCCGAGCGCACGGACTGTCGATGTACGTCCTCCTGCGGCGATCCGTGGTGTCCACAGTCCGAGATTTCGCCCTGAGCGGCCCAGAATCGCCTCCTGAGCGCCTCGAAGGTGCTACTTGGGCTCCGACCACCAGACAGAGACATCGATCTTGTCCAGGAGGCTCCTAGCTAATGGATCTTGAATCCGCATGACTAGCCACAGGAAGAGAGTTGTCGATCTTGACCCTGGCGAGCTAGTGATCATCAACAAACACACCATGAGGGTCACCCGGATATCCAAGGAGTCTTGCCGTCACTGGGTCAAGGCATCCGGTGAAGGAGTCTCCGCGATGTGGTTCTTCTCCGATGACGATGAGATCTCGGTACCCGAAAGGAACCCCAACTGATTATCTCCCAAGCGGCAGAGCGAGATCTGCTCAGCCGAGCCAATGTGGTTGGCGTAGGCGTCGGACTGAAAAACAGCACTGGCCCACTGAGTGTCATCGTCAATGTGACCAAAAAGCTTCCCGAAGATGCACTAGCGGCGCCGGATGTCATCCCCTATGCGGTTGAGGGTTTCCCCACCGACGTAGTTGAGACCGGCATTATCCGAGCCCTGTCTCGTCCCGCTTTCGGCGGCGACAGCATCGGGCACTACGCCATCACAGCCGGAACCCTAGGTTGCGTGGTCCGCAGGAACGGCCAGCGAGTCATCCTGTCGAACAACCACGTGCTGGCTAATTCCAACGACGCTGAGATAGGCGACCCTATTCTTGCTCCTGGACCATACGACGGCGGCGAATACCCAGAAGACCTTATCGGTGAGCTGGAGGACTTCCAGCCCATCTACTTTGGTGATGTCGAGCCCTCCGAGTGCCCTATCGCCAACAGGTTGGCCGACGCGCTGAACCTGGCATCTCGTCTGCTGGGTCGGAAGACGCGGCTGGTCCCGATCATCGACAGCCCGGACAACCTCGTGGATGCTGCGGTAGCGACACCGCTGGATGACGACCAGGTGTCGGACGAGATCCGAGTCATCGGTCCTCCGACCGGCTTGGAAGATCCGAAGCTCGGTCAGTTGGTCTCCAAGAGCGGTCGTACCACCGGCTACACGACCGGAGTTGTGTTGCAGATCGAAACCACCATTCAGGTCCAGTACGGAGCTGGCAAGGTTGCCACCTTCCGAGACCAGGTGTTGGCGTCCGGCATGTCCCAGCCTGGGGACTCTGGGTCGGCTGTGCTGAGTGGAACCAAGCTCGTGGGGCTCCTGTTCGCAGGCAGCGACCTAGTGACTGTCTTCAACAGGATAGATCACGTCTTCGAGGCTCTGAACCTAGAGCTGTGAGATGGATGTCGTCTATCTCGTCAAGCACAAGGAGAACAACGAGGAGCTGAGGCATTCGCTGAGGTCACTAACCAACCTGAAGCACGATCGTGTGTGGATGGCCGGTCACCGACCGAAGTGGGTGACGAACGTAGGTCTGATCCCTGTTCGCCCACAGGCCAACAAGAACCGGGCTACCACGATGAACCTCCAAGCCGCCAGTCGGCGGAAGGAAGTCTCAGATCCGTTCATCTTGTTCAACGACGACTTTTTCGTGCTGCATCTACTGGATGAGATCCTTCCTCACCACCGAGGCTCTTTATCGCAATGGATAACCACCTCCGGTGTAGTTTCGGGATACATGCAGGGAGCACTAAAGACTCTGAAGAAGCTTCGTGAGCTTGGGATCGAAGATCCTCTTTCTTATGATCTCCATCTCCCGATGATTGTCCACAAGAAGATGATGCTCAAAGCCATCGATCACTGCGAGGGGATCAGAGCCGTACATAAACGATCGATGTATGGAAACCTAGCCGATCTCGGTGGAGAGCTTGTTGGGGACTGCAAAATTCGTGACCAGAACACCGTTCCTGGCGCTGACTGGCTTTTCACATCCACTGAGGATGGGTCGTTTGCTAACGGCAGCGTCGGTGACTACCTACGCGCCAGGTTCTCCGAACCAGGACCATACGAGGAGGCTGGAGAGAACATATGAGCTTCGGTGAGTCATTGTGTTGTGACGACCTGTGTCCTCATTGCGGAGCACCGGAACCAGAGATCTATGTCCATGGCCACACGCAATGCCGCGAGTGCGGGAGCGTGCTGGACCCCTGTTGTGAAGGTAGCCCTCAGTGAGACTAGATAGAGTACCAGGACTTACATCTAAACGAGCATGCTCTTATCTCAGAGAACTCGCTCGTATCATCCCGAGCGATCTGGCCATTGTCGAAGTAGGCGTCTTTAAGGGCCGAACCGCGTGCTGGTTGGGTGTTGGAGCCGATGAGGGTCATGGTGCCCATGTGTGGGCGATTGATCCATGGGATCTCCCAGGAGAACGGTACCCATTCAAATGGTTGAATGACCCAGCTAAGAAGAACCGCAAGTTGTTCACTATACCGGACACCCGTGAAGCAGCTAAGTTTCACATCCAGGAACTCGGCTTAGAAGACACAGTTACCTTAGTTCAGGACTTCTCGGTGAATGCAGCTAACAACTGGTCTGGTCCAGAGGTCGGTTTGCTTTTCATAGATGGAGATCACCGCGAGGAGAAGGTTCTAGAGGATTGGGAAGCCTGGCTACCACATTTGGCCTCAGAGGCAATCGTGGCGTGGGATGACTATGATCCGGAGTTCACCGGAGTTGTCGGTGCCGTGGACAGCATCATAGAAGATGGTTTGCTGGACATGTTCACGGTCGTAGACCACCGACTAGCTGTAACGAAACTTCTGCTGTGATCCCAAAGATAATCCACGTAGTATGGATTGGACCCCGGCGTTTACCCGTGAAGTACAAGTCATATTTGTCTTCGTGGTCGAAACTTAACCCAGAATGGGAAGTCAGGTTTTGGACGAACGACAACCTTCCGGTGATTGAACATAAGGAAATCTTCAATAGAATTCCCCACTATTCCGGGAAAGTCAATCTGCTACGGCTAGAGATCTTGGCGAAGTATGGTGGAGTGTACTCTGATGCGGATTCCGAATGTCTACGTCCACTCGATGACTTACCTGTTGTTGGAAGATCGTGGGGTTGGCCGTCCCGAAATGGCTTTATCCAGAATGCCACGTTGGCCTGTGAACCAGGAGACGCTACGTTCACCGCGATGGTGGATGGTATTCCTGACTACTATGAGTTTTTACTCGGCAAGTCCCGAATGCTGTTCACTTATGTGTTTGGATCACATTACATCACACCGCTTCTTAGGTCTGATGCTGAATTTCAGGAATTCGACAAAGACTGTGGTATAGGCAATTATCGTTATGGTTCCCGCGTAGTCATATGTGAAAGAGCAGAACAAACACCAGAAACATTCATCGTCCATGATTGTGACCGCTCATGGCGTCGTGAGCTTAAAGGAAACACAGTGGTGTTGCAATGACTCTGGAGGCACACATTGGCTCGTGACAGATCTGTAGTGACCGCTGTTCGTCAAGAGATAGCTTCGCTCCCTAAAGACCTACAAGATTCCGGCCTCGCTGCGTCCGCTCTGACCCTCGCCAAGCGACTACAAGATGCAGGACCACGAGACACCGCCGCGATAGCGCGTGAGCTTCGCACAACCCTAGCTGAACTCCATCTGATAGCGAATAGAGTCCCGGAGGAGAACGATCCAGTTGACGACATTCTTCGGGAGGCGGCAGCCGAGCTATCGAAACGTACCTGATTATGCCAAGACCCATGGCACCCAAGCGATCAGACTGGCGGCCCAAGCCGGTCTTATCCTGGACCCCTGGCAGCAGGATTGTCTAGTCGATGCTATGGGAGTCACTGAGAATGGCTCCTGGGCTGCCACAGAGGTCGGCATAATCGTCCCTCGCCAGAACGGCAAAGGCGCGATCCTCGAAGCTCTCGTGATCTGGTGGCTACTCACACAGAAGAGTGCGTTGATCCTCTGGAGCGCACATGAGTTCAAGACCGCCCGCGAAGCGTTCCTTCGAGTCAAGGCTCTGTTTGAGAACTCATCCCTGATCAAGCACGTCAAGCCCAACGGCATCCGAGTCGGAAAAGGCGAGGAAGCTATCGAGATGGGTACCTGTTGTGAATCACACAGAGATACCCGTCTCCGGTTCGTAGCACGATCCCAGATCTCTGGCCGTGGGTTCTCTGGAGACCTGATCGTCCTGGATGAGGCGTTCGCTCTCACCGATGACCAGATGGCTTCGCTGATGCCAACCCTATCGGCTCGCAAGCACATGCAGATCTGGTACACATCTTCGGCTCCTCTGCTTATTTCGACCGTCTTGAAGAGGCTCTGTATTCAGGGCCGTGCTGGTGCGTCAGAGCTGGCTTACCTGGAATGGTGTGCTGACAAGCACGATGCTCTGGACGACAAAGAAGCCTGGCGCAAAGCCAACCCAGCGATGGGTTATCGAATCACGGAGTCTTTCACCCAGAAGGAACTAGACCGTCTGGATGACGAAGATTTCCAGCGGGAACGTCTCGGTGTCTGGTTAGAGGATGAATTCGAGACCGTCATCGACTTGCAGATTTGGAAGAGCCTCATCACCACCGACGAATCTCCTGGTGAACCAGTAGCTCTGGCGATCGATGTAGAACCTGATCGGAGGTTCTCCGCGATCTGCGCTGCAAGTCGGCAGGATGACGGAACCATGTTGCTTGAGGTTATCGATGTTCTTCCTGGTACAGCATGGGTGGTCCCTCGCCTTGAGAAGCTTATTGAGAAACACGAACCATGTGTCGTGGTTATCGACTCCAGCAGCCCCGCTACATCTCTGATCCCTGCTCTTGAGGAAGCCGGTCTGAAGGTAACCAAGGAGCCTGAACCAGGCGACGAAGAGATCATCGTGAAGACCACACTTCCGGAGCTTGTTCAGGCGTGTGGTCTGTTCTACGACGCGGTGATCGGAATTGACCCCGGAACTGTTGTTACCGAAGACGGCGACGAAATTGAAATCAGCATCCAGGGTGTAAGACATATGGATGACTCGGATTTGAATGTTGCTGTAGAGGGTGCGGCTAAAAGACCGCTTGGGGATGCCTGGGCGTGGAGCCGCAAATCCTCAGAAGCCAACATCGCTCCTTTGGTGGCTGTCACTTTGGCTGTTTATGGACTAGCTGTCTACGGACATGAAGAAGACCCGGAACCCTTTGTTGGGTTCCTCGGAGGATCATGAAGCCAAACTCAAACCGACGAGGATACGACTACACCCACAAGCAGCTCCGCAAGGCTCTTCTTCCTCTGGCTTATGGACAACCCTGTTCGATTTGTGGCGAGACCATGGAGAAAGGTCAGGAACTTCATCTTGACCATACCTCAGACCGAACTGGATACCGAGGCTTTGCTCATGCCGAATGCAACACAAGGGACGGTGCGTACAAAGTCAACAACAAGCGTAAGCGCAAGAATTCGCGGGAGTGGTGATGGGAACAACACGAGATCTCCTGCGAAGGATGTTCGGTGTTAGAGATAGTACACAACGATCTGTCGGCTCGCTCTCATGGGAGCAGTGGCTACAGCAATTGCAGTCCCCTCTCTCCACGTGGGGTAACGCACAGCCGGATATCGAAGAGGTAATCAGAAACCTCGGTGGCCCGATCAAGGCCAACGGTCCGGTGTTCAGCCTTGTGGCTGCACGAGCCATGGTGTTCAGCGAAGCAAGGTTCCTGTGGAGACGGTTTGAGAACGGTCGCCCACAAGACCTGTTCAGCACAGCCGAGCTTAGTCTACTTGATCGGCCCTGGCCGGGAGGCACTACTGCCAACCTGTTGGCTCGTATCGAGTTCGACGTGTCTTCTGCTGGTAACGCTTACGTCCGGCGACTTCGAGATGAGGATCGTCTGACGCTGCTCCGTCCGGAGTGGGTTCAGATCGTGCTGGCTTCCAACGAGGATGCTGATCACCCGAATGAAGCTGGCGACGTGATTGTGTTCGGGTACATCTACGACCCACCGAACTCTGATCCCGTTCTTCTTCTCCCCGATGAGGTAGCGCATATCGCTCCGATTCCTGATCCTGATTACCGATTCCTTGGTATGTCCTGGATCTCCCCTGTACTGAGAGAGATACATGGGGATTCGGCTGGAATCGAGCACAAGAACAGTTTCTTCCAGAACGCCGCTACGCCTCAGATCATTCTCAAGTTCCCAGAAAAAATGAAGGCTGACAAGGTTGAGGAATACGGGAAGCTGATCGATGCTCGGCACCAAGGCGTCGAGAACAGTTACAAGATCATGTACCTCGGCGGTGGTGCTGACCCGATGGTGGTCGGCAAGGACTTCCGGGAGATGGACTTCACCCGTCTCCAAGGTCGAGCTGAGAGCCGTCTAGCTAGTGCTGCTGGAGTACCACCCTCGTGGGTTGGATTTGCTGAGGGCCTTCAGGGCTCCGCACTAAACCAAGGAAACTTCACCGCTGCCAGGCGTCGATTCGCGGATGGAACGGTCAGACCTTACTGGCGTGAAGTAGCCGGATCACTGGAAGTGCTCCTTTCTCGTCCAGGTGGTGAGAACAGCAGCGCACAGCTCTGGTACGACGACCGAGACATTCCTTTCCTCCGTGAAGACAAACAGGTTGCGGCGACAATCCAAGCAGAAGAAGCCGCGACAATCATGAAGCTAGTCCGAGAGGGTTTCATATGGGAGTCCGTCTTGGAGGCAGTGAAGAAGCACGACTGGGATTTGCTCGAATTCGATGAGCGATTCGTCTCCGTCCAGCTACAAGCTGTCGCTGGTGCTAAGACCCAGTTGACGGAAGTCAAAGAGGTAGATGACAGTTCCAGCGATGACTGAGAAAGGGACACCAAAGGGAGAAATACGTATGACAGAGATTACTGAGGGCACGGTCCAACTTCTAGAGGACGCCGCCCCAGCGCGACTAGAGCTAGATGTCTGTAGGACCACGACCCCCAATATCTCCGTGCGTGCCTCCGACGATGATGATGACGATACGCCGGTCCTGGAGGGCCACTTTTCAACCTTCAACGACTGGTACGAGATTAACTCCTGGTTTGAGGGACACTTCATGGAGCGAATTGCTCCAGGTGCTTTCAAGAGGACGTTCAACGCTGCCAAGAGTGCCAAGGACAAGCACCGAATTCAGGTGCTCCTGGAACATGGGTTTGATCCTACCGTTGGTGACAAGCCACTTGGTGTTCATACCGCTCTGGAAGAGGACGACGAAGGCGCTCGCTACGAGGTCGATCTGTTCGATTCCAGCTACGTCCGCGACCTGCTTCCAGCGCTGAAGGCCGGTGTGTACGGAAGTTCTTTCCGGTTCCAGGTCTTGAAGGACGAGTGGGACGAAGAGCCAGAAACCTCCGATGGTAACCCTAAGGGTCTCCCCGAACGGACCATCAAGGAAGTACGTGTGGCTGAGTTCGGCCCGACCGTATTCCCTGCAAACCCCAATGCAACTGCTGGTACTCGTTCGACCACGGACGAGTTCTACGAAAGACTTCGCACGAAGAACGAAAAGAACTACCAAGAGGTAGTGGCACGTGCGGCCAAAGCCCGTGGCGTTGATCCGAATGCAAAGGACGACGACCACGAAGCGGCTCTCGAAGAAGAAGTAGAGAACCGTGATGGATCGCTAACTGAGGACTCGCTCTCTGAGCACTCCGAAGACTCGCGTAGTGAGGAATCGGCCGATTCCCCTATGCACTCTGAGGACTCGCAAGAAGACAGCACTCCTTCTGGTGAAAGCGATGCCGAGTCTCGTGATGAGACAAACGAGGATTCGGAAACCAGAACGACCTGTGCCCATGCATTTTGTGAGAAACGACGCACAGGCGAGAACTCAGAAAGAGAGTGTTTCTTTAAGTAATGGAACGAATGACGATTGCCGACCGTAAGCGTCGGCGTGATGAGATCGACCTTCGTCTTGCAGAGATCGACACCGAGTTCAACGGCGGTAAGCTGTCGGATGAGGCTCGGTCCGAGTGGGACGACCTGAAGACCGAGCGTGTTGACCATGTTGACGCTATCGAGGACGCCGAGCGCCGTGAGGCTGAGCTGGCTGAGATTGCCGCTGAGCGCGGTGGCGAGGATGCTCCTGAGGTTGAGCGTGCAACCCCGGTCAAGAACAAGCGAGTTCAGGTCCGGACGAATAGCCAGCGACGGGTCAGTGACCCTTACGACTTCGAGTCGTACTCGCGGAACGCTCGCAGCCTTGAGGACATGGCTAGCCTCTATCGGGACGGTGCCAAGCAGGTTCTTGAGAACGTTGAGATCCCTGGTCGGAACGTCGATGAGGACAAGGCCAAGGCTCAGGTTGAGCGTCTTCTGAAGACGATTGACAGTGATGGTTCGCTTGCACGCCGGGTTGTCACCACGACTCACCCGGATTACATGCGGGCCTTTGGTAAGGCAGTCCTTCAGGGCCACACCATGGGTCTGTCCACTGTTGAGCAGGCTGCGCTTGCTCGTACCCACGGTGGTCAGCTCTCGGGTACCGGAGATTCCGGTGGTTTCGCTGTTCCGGTCACCCTTGACCCTTCGGTCATCCTGACTTCGGATGGTTCGGTCAATCCGCTTCGGCAGATTGCTCGGGTTGTCCAGATCACGACCGCCAAGTGGCAGGGTGTGACTTCGGCAGGTATCACGGTCAGCCGTTCGGCTGAGGCAGCCGAGCAAGCCGGTACGAAGGCCACGCTGGCTCAGCCAGAGGTCGAGCCGACTCGGGTCGCCGCCTTCATTCCGTTCTCGATCGAGGCTCAGCAGGATTGGACCGCCATGCAGTCCGAGCTTGCTGTCATGCTTCAGGACGCCAAGGACGATGAAGAGGTTGACTCGTTCGTCAACGGTGACGGCACCGGCCAGGACCCTTCGGGTGTTGTTGCAACGCTGGACACAACCGCTCTGGTCCCAGACGGCGGAACGTTTACTGCCGAGGATGTCTACGGCCTGGAAACCTCGCTTCCTCCACGTTGGCGGCAGCGGGCTAGGTTTGTTGCTGCTAAGGGTGCTTACAACAAGATCCGTGCTCTGGCGGATTCCGATGGTCACGACCTGTGGGTCCGCATCGGTGCTGGCCAGCCTCCGGAGGTTCTGGGCTACCAGGCTCACGAGCTGTCTTCGATGGATGATGGCGGGACTGCCGACGACCGGTACCTTCTGCTTGGTGACTTCAACCAGTTCATCATCGTGGACCGGGTTGGTATGAGCGTCGAGTTGATTCCTCACCTGTTTGATGCCACTACTGGTAACCCGACTGGTGAGCGTGGGATCTTCGCGCTCTGGCGGAACAGTTCGCAGGTTCTGGTCAACAACGCATTCCGCGTTCTGGTCAACGGTAGCTGATCTATCTCCTAACTGAGGAACCTTTGGGGACGGGAGCCTGTGTATGAGCAGGCTCCCTTTCCCTGCCAACGTACCTACATAAGGAGGTAGATAGTTTTGGCTACCAAAACCAATATCCTAGTCGCCCGAGTCTCGTATTACACCACTATCGATGGGAAGCGGTTTCTAGTGCATCGTGGCAAGACCACTGCACATGCTAACCACCCCATCGTTCGTGGTAACGAGGACAAGTGGCGATCCCTGACCGTGGACTACGCAGTCGATGGTGAACCGGACGAGAAGCCTGAGCCGCCGAAAAAGCGGAGTCCTGGCCGTCCGAAAAAGCAGGCAGAAACCCCTCCGGTGGAGACCAGGGTTGAGCAGCCTGCTCTTGATGAAGTAGATAAGGAGGGTGAGTAATAGATGGGTAAGCTTGTCCTCCGGGACTGCTTCATTAGTGTCGATTCCGTGGATCTATCCGACCATGTTTCGTCTGTGACGATTACCATGGAGAAAGACCAGGTAGAGGCCACTGCTTTTACCGGTCAGGGTCGTGACTTCGTACATGGACTCAACAACGACTCGTTCGAGCTGAACTTCCAGCAGGACTTTGATGCCACATCTGTCGATGCGACTCTATTCCCTCTGTGGAGTGATGAGGACGAATTCGAGGTTATCGTCCGTCCCACCAGCGGGGTGGTTTCTGCGACCAACCCTGAGTACACAGGGACTTGCAAGCTCTTCAATTACCAACCCCTCGCAGGATCGGTTGGGGACTTGAGCGAAACGAGCACTACGATCCCCGTCCTCAGAACAGGTATTACTCGTTCCGAGAGCTGATTAGTGCCTCTTAAAAGGGAGCTGCCATTATCACAGTTGATGGTGGCGGTTCCCTTTTTCTCTTATGTGAGAGAGGAGAAGGATTGTGACGCATCAGCCGCTATATGTGACTGTCGGAGAACTGAAGTCCGCGATCCAGCTCGAAACCAACACAGCGGATGCTGATGTGGCACGCGCACTACACGCAGCCTCTAGAGCTATTGAGAAGGTTACTTCACGTCGGTTCTGGCTGGATGATGAGCCAACAGTAGAACGCTACACAGCTTTGTCTACGGACATGGTTATCATCAACGACGCTGCGGAAATCGACTCGGTATCGATTAACGGCGTAGAGATGGATGCGGGAAATTGGTTCGCAGAGCCAACGAATAACCCTGCTGCTATTGGAGAACCATACCTCTGGATCGAGTCTGATTCAAGATTCCCTCTGAACCGTCAGGCGATTGAAGTCACCGGAAAGTTTGGGTGGCCCGAGGTTCCTGATGCAGTCAAGCAAATCGTAATCGTGACCGCCAACAAAGCACTCAAGCGAACCAGAGAAGCACCATGGGGAATTGTCGGAAGTCAGTTTGATGGTCTGTCTCTTCGGATTACCCGAGATGACCCTGATCTCCAGCTCTACGTCGAACCCTTGATGCGTGCTGAAACCAGACGGAGCCGCTGAACTATATGGCTGAACTGTCCAAGATCCTCGATGAGATGAAGATAGCTCTAGAAACCATCGACGGTCTGAACGTCTACAAGGTAACTGAAAACATAAGCACACCCGCTGCTCAGATTGAACCCAGCAAGGTTTCGTTTGACGGCGCTATGAAGCGTGGACACGAGAGATGGGAATTCATTGTTCGTGTTCTAGTGTCCCAGGCATCTGCGCTCGCAGCGCAAGAGGAAGTATTCAAATACTTTGGCCAGGCCAAGGACATCAAGGATGCAATCGAATCCCACATAGGTCTTCGGGATGGATCGGTATCTCATGATGTCTTTGTTCGCGGTGCCGAAGACTTCGGTGTCTGGGAAACAGCAGGCGTGGCCTACCGTGGTGTGCAATTCAGAGTCGAGGTACATGCATAAATGGCCTGGTACCCAAAGGCCATACGCAAGGAGATCACTAAGCACCGGACTTCAATTTCCGGTCCGAACCGGATCATCAACCACATCGCGGTTTCTAATAGTGACAGCCTGTATGGCTATTTCAATAGCCCAAGTGTGGGAGTCTGCTCCCACTTCTACGTTCGGTTCGATGGAACTGTCGAGCAGTATGTAGATACCAAGTACCGTGCTCCAGCTAATCTGGAAGCCAACCCAGACAGCATCAGCATCGAGACAGCCGGTGGTGTCACCAACGCCAATACCGAGCCTTGGACATCAGCACAGGTGAAGTCCCTGATCGAGCTGAATCGCTGGATCTGTGACACACACAACATCCCCAAAACCCTTCTACCCGATTCCAAAGCTGGACGCCGAGGAATCGGATATCACCGCCTGGGAGTAGATCCCTGGCGCTGCTCTGGCTGTCAGAAATGGAGCAACGCCTACGGAAAGATCTGTCCGGGTCAGGGGAAGATTAACCAAATGCCAGGCATCGTCAAGGCCGTGGCTGAAGGAGAAGAAGTGAGCAAAGAAGACGTACGCATAGGCGTTATGGAGATCCTCAAAGAGGCTTTCGACGCCGCGACACTCCCCCTCGCAGAACGCACCAGCACCGGGATGGCAGCCCGCAAGTACCTCCGCACCATCTTGCTGGGAGTTGACAACATAGTTCCCTATGTTGTGTGGAAGACCGATGACATCGTTGCCGCTCCGGGATCGGCTGCCTCTTCTGACACCAACACTCACTGGCAAGCTGCCAGCCATTTGACATCTCAGACTGAATACGTACGCTATCAGATCCCGCAGCGGTTGGATGAATTGGAAGCCAAGCTGGATGCTGCTCTAGCGGTGGCTGCGGGTGAAGATTTGCAAACTATTCTAGACCGGATAGATCAACGAGCCGATGAGGCGGCAGTCGAACGCCAGGAGCTTGAGGACGCACTGGTGGGTACAACCACCAAGCTTCTGTCGATCGAAGACCTACTCGTCAACTTCGAAGCAGGAGATATCGATGAGGCAGCCCTCGCCCGCGAGCTTGTAAATCTGGTTAAGCAGATCCCAGACCCGGAGCCTGAGGGAAACTGATGTCGGCTCGTGCCACTATGGCGCGGGCCGGATTCGAGGGAGAAGCCTTAGATATCGCACTAGGTGTCTCCTGGGCTGAATCTGGTGGGTACACCGACGCTGTTGGCGATGTAGGGCTTGTAGATGACAAGTGGGGACCGAGCGTTGGACTATTCCAGATTAGGTCGCTGCGGAACCCACTCGGGTTCTCTGCTGCGGACCGATACAGGTATGCCTGGGCTCTGCGGCACTTTGACTACAACGCCACAGCAGCCTATGTGATTAGCAAAGGTGGAACCGACTGGTCTCCCTGGTCTGTCTTCCGTTCGGGCTCCTATGAGGAGCACGTAGGTAAGGACTACGAACTGAGGATAGGACACATCAGAGCGGATCAGTGGAACGCCTGATCACTGAATAGGAGAACACAACATGGCTAAGCGCTCTCCCAACATTCTATCCATTACGCTCGCCAAGCAATCACAGAAGACTCTGAATGTTGTTCCTCCTCTGATTAAACAACACGTGAGCCGAGAAGCTTGGCGAAAGCAGGTTAGTCGAGCACTTGAGCGTGGTGCTAGCTCTCCTTTGAAAGCCGCTAGGAACGCGGCTCTTAGTCTACCCTCCAAAGAGACAAAAAGCCCTGTTTCTGGACGCAGATATATGCGTCGGAGGATTGCTGACTCGCTGGGTGTCAGCATCCGAACTACTCGTGATCCTGCCGTCTCCATCGTCTCTCGCCGTGATCGGATGGGAGATGCTCCCACCCTGCCAAAGCGGACCAACGAAGGCCGCTGGCGACACAAGGTATTCGGCAATGAGGGTGTCTGGGTAACTCAGTATTCCCGTCAGGGCTGGTTTGATAACACCGTAAGTAGCGCCGCCAATGTCACAGTTCGAACCGAACTGGTGAAGGTGCTCTCACTCCTAGAAAGTCGTTGGACTGTATGAAGGTCGTTGCTCAATACAAGGATGGCAAGAAGCTGGAAGGCGTTGCCACCCCCCGTGCTCAGGTCGCTGCTGAACGTAAATTCAATGAGCCTCTGTCGGTTCTGTTTGCTGTTGACGCTGAGCAGAATCGTCTGCCCCGCGTAGAGGTCATCTACTACCTCACTTGGGCAGCTCTGCACTATTCCGATCAGGAACCGGAGACAGACTGGGAGAAGTGGCTTGATCTTGTAGCCGAGGCCGGTATCGAACCTGGAGAAGATGATGCTGGGGGAAAAGCTACCCCAAGGGCTCGGTCGCGGAAGAAATCGTCCACATAAGCCTGCGTACAGGAATCCCGTTCTCCACTCTTGTGGCTGAGGATGAGGTAACACTAAACACCTACGCGAAGATTCTTGCGGAACGACAGAAATAGAGAGGCGGTTACACTAAATGGCCCAGCGCGGTAACGCCCTCATATTCTCTTTTGTAGCCCAAGATAAGTTCACCCAGGTTGCTGCTGCGATTAGCAACAAGCTGTCCAAATTCGGCAAAGTAGCAGCAGTCGGGGTCGCGGCAGTTTCAGTAGTCGCGGCTAAGGGAGCACAGGCGTTCCTCGAATTTGATGACGCCATGAACGAATCCCTAGCGATTATGGGCCAAGTCGCTGGTCCGATGCGCCATAAGATGGAAGAAGCTGCTAAAGCTGTTGGTCGGACTACACGTTTCTCGGCGACCGAGGCCGCTGAAGGGTTCTTCTTCCTGGCCTCGGCGGGTTTTGACGCGCAAAAGACGCTTAGTGCCCTCCCAGTTGTAGCCAGATTCGCCCAGGCCGGGTTGATCGATATGGCAACCGCCACAGAGTTGCTTGTTGATGCCCAGAACGCCATGGGATTGAAGTCTGCGGACACAGTTCAGAACATCAAGAACCTGACCCGAGTCAGTGACGTTCTGACGAAGGCCAACGTTGTGTCTAACGCGACCATCGAAGAGATGGCGCAAGCTCTTACCAACAAAGCCGCTCCTGCTCTTCGAGTCATGAATAAAGATGTCGAAGAGGGTGTGGCTGTCCTAGCGGCTCTGGCTAGCCAGGGTTTGAAGGGTAAGGCTGCTGGTCTTTCTCTGTCCATCGTTCTGCGTGAGCTTTCCCGAAGGGCAATCACACACGCGGATGCCTTCGAGGAAGCCAACATCGCGGTCTTTGATTCCCAGGGTAAAATGCGTAACCTCGGTGTCATCATCGGAGAACTGGAAACCCGATTCGCGGGTATGTCTGATGAACAGCTCCGGGCTGACCTTATGATGCTTGGATTCACCGACCGGTCGATCCAGGTAATCCTGAACCTGCTAGGCACGTCTGAAGCTATCAAGCAGTATGAGAAGGACTTACGTGATGCAGGTGGCACGACTGAGGATATAGCTAATAACCAGCTCAAGTCTTTCCAAGCCAAGCTGGATATTATCAAGTCTCATGCCGAGCAAGCCGCAATGGTGATAGGCGAGTCTCTAGTTACGTCAATCTTCGGTCTCGGTGAGGTCGTTGTAGAAGCGGTCAGGATGTTCGGTGATCTACCCGAGGGCATCCAGACTGCGGTCAAGTGGGTTACAGCACTGTCGCTGGGAATCCCCATCATGGTTGGTGTACTCAAGGGTGCAACAAGCGCTGTAGAGACTCTCTACATAAAGTTCTTGCTTCTCAGCCGAGGTGCTCAACTGGCTGTCGCCACCATGGGTGCTATTGGTGCAGTTCTGGCTGCCGGTGCCATCATCCTCGGAATCTATGCCAAGAAGAACGTTGACGCTAAGCACCGAGTCGATCAACTAGCTGAATCTCTGGACCGAAAGACCGGAGCACTAACCGACAGCACCCGCGAGACCGCTGTCGCGATCGCACAGGACCGTGGGCTGCTGGACGCAGCAGACGAGCTTGGAATCAGCACCGAGCGGGTTATCGACGCCATGCTTGGTGACGCCGATGCTAAGCGTGAGGTGGCTGACGCAGCACAGCAGGCGGTTCAGGAAAACATAGGTCTTACCGAAGAGGGTAAGGAGCTTGCGGACCAGTACGACGTAACAGCGGGTGCCGGTGAAAGCCTGGCGTTCGCTACGGAGAATCTGGGCTCCGCATCCACCGACACCAAAGCCGCCGCAGACAAGCTTACCGGTGGCCTTAACGATCAGTCCGAAGAGCTGGATGAAGCTCAAAGAAAGACCCGTCAGGCTTCGGATGCTCTCGGAGAGACTGAAGAAGCTGAAGACGATCTGGAAACTCAGCTCGCAGAGACCACTGGTGCTGTCGAAGACCAGACTGATGTAATTCAAGATCTCATCGATGATCTTGATGATATGGTCACATCTGTTTACGCCGTCAGAGACGCGGATCGAGACTGGGAAGAGCAGCTAGATAACACCAGAGAAGCAATTAAGGAAAATGGCGCGACCCTCGACATCACGACCGAAAAGGGCCGTGCCAACGAGGAGCAGCTCGACCAGCTAGCTCAGTCCGCACTCGACCAGGCCAAAGCCAACCTCGAAAACGGCGAAAGCCATGAAGACGTTCGGGCCAAGATGGAGAAGGCTCGAAAGAAGTTCATCGAACTCGGCATAGAGATGGGCCTCGAAGAAGAGCAAGCCGAGGCTCTTGCCGACGAGCTTGGTCTCATCCCTGGTAACTACGAAGCCGTAGTAGAAGTCGAGACCACCAAAGCCAACCAGAAAATCGCGGCCTTCCTAACTAAGATTCGCGAGATCCCTAAGACAGTACCCGTCGAGTTCGCTGGCTCTGTTACCTGGAGCGGTGGTTTCGGTGGAATGGGCGGCGCTGGCGGAATGGATGCCGGTAAGGGCGGGGTTGGGTTCCCTCTACCCCGAGGCTCATATCGCGTTGGTTCTCCATATGGTCCACGCGCTGGTGGGTTCCACACCGGTCAGGACTTCCCGGCTCCTATAGGCACCCCTGTGTTCGCACCGTTCTCTGGATCGATGTTCAAAGCAGACCAGGGGAACAGGTCTTACGGTAAGTACGTCGGGATCAGCTCTGGGAACATGACATTTATCGGTGCCCACCTGTCCAGGTTTGGCAGGACAGCAGGAAGCGTAAGAGCTGGCCAGGTAGTTGGGTATGTGGGTTCCACCGGAAGGTCAACTGGACCACACCTTCACGCTGAGTTCCGTAGAAACGGTCAGCACTTCAACCCACGGCAAGTGATGGCTTTTGCTAAGGGTGGTTTTGCCAAAGCTGGTCAGCTTGCCCTCGTGGGCGAGCAGGGTCCGGAGTTGGTCAAGTTCCCAACCCGAGCACGTGTTATCACCAACCGGGATAGCCAAAGGATGGTGTCAGAAGCAGATACCCGCCCGATCATCATCGAGAACCACATCGAGATCGGCGGCGAGGTCGTTCGGGTTGTTCGTACCGAGATCGAGACTGATCACCGTAACTTGAAGCGGAAGGTTGGATTCAGAACAGGAGGTCCAAGGCTGTGACCATAGGACTAGCCTATGATGACACGCTATCTCGTGTTGAGATCTCTTTATCCAGCCTGGCAGCAGTCAGCGTGGTAACCGTAGAGCGTTCAACCAACGAACTGTTCTGGGAGACAGTACGCGGTGGGGTAGCGCTGCCTATTTCTGGCGGTGCTGCCCTGCTCAACGATTACGAGTTTTCGGATGAAGTGGAGAACTTCTACCGAGTTCTCCCCGTAGATCCAATTGCTGGACTTATGTTGGATGGTGTGTCAGGCAGTCATGCCTCTACTCCTGACCATGCGAGTTTGGACATCACCAGTGACATCGACCTGCGTGCAGAAGCTACATTAGACGACTGGGCATCGGGCAGCATCCAAAATCTAATCGGAAAGAGCAATGCAGCAGCTACACAGAACTCGTATCGGCTGCGCGTAAGTGCGACAGGCTTTCTGGAAATATCGTGGACCGAAGATGGCTCCACGGTAGAGACCGCAACCTCAACAGTAGCTCTACCGGTGTCCAACGGTGAACGGTTAGCTGTGCGGGCGACACTCGACGTGAACAACTTAGCGTTTGGCCGGACCATTCGATTCTATACATCTACTGCGATTGATGGTCAGTGGACTCAGCTTGGTACAGACGTGGTTCAAGCAGGTACAACGTCAATTTTCTCTGGCACGGCTGGACTATCTGTTGGTTCTGCCGCAGATGATGGTTCTCTGCATAGGACCACTGGAATAGTGTTCGCCGCTGAGGTCCGAAGTGGCGTGGGTGGGACTGTCGTAGCTGATCCTCGGTTCGACCTACAGACCCATGGAGCAACGTCGTTCGATGACGATGCTGGTAGAACTTGGACTATCAATGGTGGTGCCGAGATTATCGGAGCCATACTTGAAGAGGACTCGATCACCCCAAGCCTAGAGGGCAAAATCTGGTTGAAGTCCATCAGGTACCCATTCCTAAATCGTCCAGTTAACCTACTGGATCGTGGACAATCAGAAGGGCGCGAGAATAGATCTGCGGTCTTCCCGGTTTCTGGACGTTCCAACCCAACTGCCGTTCATGACTTGATGGGCGGAAAGCAGTTTGTTCACTACATCAAGACAAGCGGTTTGAACCATCTAGCTGAGGCTAGAGATGTCGATCTGACACTAGCGGCAGGAGACGTGTTCTTTCTGCATATCCCACAGGGTGTTAGAGCACCTGGTGGATATGTAACCATCACAGGAAGTTCCCAAGAACGGATGTTCGAAGGATCAGATAATGCTCCTCAGGTATTCGAGCTGAACTGTAGTGTCGTAAACCCCCCTGGACCCAGCGTGGTTGGAACCGTTCTGACTTGGGGGACGATCTTCAATATCTATGGTTCTTGGAATGCATTGCTTACAGCCAACCCAACTTGGGCGGATCTTCTTTCGACGGTCGGCAGCCCAGATGATGTCTTCACTGGATAACATATGCCTTCTACTCCGAAGTATGGATTCCCCTTTGAATCCCCGCCTTTCGCAAGCCCAAGTACAGAGCCAGGTGAGACCCTCCACGGTGGCTCTACAGGAACATCCGACATCCTCGCTGAGAAGGTTGAGGAAGAGCTAGACCGAGTAGATATCGATGTTCAAGATCTACTGGCTCGTGTCGAAGCCATTGAGAACGGCCTGATTGTTCCAGGATGGACACATATCCAGAGTGGAAGCAACATCGGACCCAATTTCGATATAGATCTAACCGATGATGGGAAGTTTTCAATCGGTGAGTTCGTCCTGTTGCGTTTGCACATGCGCTATGACCTTACCGCCGAAGGTTTCATTCGGCTGTTGGTCAACAACGATGGCGGTCCGAGTGCCTACAACGGCGGTATGCGTGTGCTCGACGCCGCTAACGCCGATCCGACCGGTGCGACTCCCGCCAGCATCGGCGTTGACGTACTCAACCACTGGACCAGCATTAACTGGTGGAACATCGGGTGGGGTGCGACGGTCAGCACCAACAATCTGATCTGCACGATCTTACACACGGACGCCACCAACTTACATAACTTCCATAGCGTCGGTGGTCGAATGTCCACCTCTGCGACCACGCACGCCGAGGTCACCGCATGGGGCAACCTCTTATCTAGCCTGTCTGCTGCACCATCGTCGCTACGGATCGCGCCCGATGGAGTGGAGTTCTCCAACTCCTGGTGGTGGGTTGAGGGTTATCGAGTTCCTTAGTTTGGAGGTTAAGTGGCTGTCGTAAATATGGTTGTTGGAGCCACAACTCCAGACGGAGCTACATTCGTTGCCAAAGTAGACGGCGGCGGTCCAGTCCGGGTTGCAGTTGCAGACAACGAGAACATGACAAGTCCTGTGTTCACCAGCTCTCAAGCTGTGGACGCACAAGGCGTAGCTAAGGTCTCGATCACCGGTCTCGATCCTGACACGGCTTATTGGTGGCAGGTCGAGGACAATAGCACCCTAGATACAAGCGTCACGGGTCGTCTTAGAACACACCCATTGCTTAATCTCCCAGCTAGCTTCACTATCGCTGCTGCGTCTTGTGCCGGGTTGAACTCCGCGTTCCCTGGTGACGGCTCAGAGCTGGCTGATAACAGGCTGAGCAACCATCCTGTGTTCGATACCATCCGTGGGCAAGACCCACTGATGTTTGTTCACTTGGGAGACCTGCACTACTACGACCTTGGCAGTGATAACCACGGCATCGTAGGTGGTGGGTCGCTAGCCAACTACCGCAGCGGTTATGACGATGTGCTGAACCAGGACAGGCAGCACCAGATTTACCGAGAGGTAGCTTGGTCATACATCTGGGACGATCACGACTTTGGTCCGAATGACTCGGATGGAACCCATGTAGACAAAGCCAACGCTGCAACGGTATATCGTGAGAGAGTACCTCACTACCCATTGGATGATGCCAATGGAATCTGGCAGGAATGGCAGATCGGTAGAGTCCAGTTCATAGCCTCTGATGCTAGGTACTACAGAGACCCCAACAGCGATCCCCAAGGTTCTACCAAGACCATGTTGGGTTCTGCTCAGAAGACATGGATGGAAGACGTTCTAACCAACAGCACAGCGAAGGTGCTGGTTTGGTTCATGTCCTCACAATGGATTCATCCTTCTGGATCTGACACATGGGCTAGCTTTGTCCATGAACGGGACGAGCTGGTCGAGATGCTCCGCGACACCGGCTGGCTTGGTCGGATGGTCATGGTTTACGGAGACCGACATGCTCTTGGTCTTACCGGTGGTCTGAAGAATTCCTGGGGAAGCTTTCCGATTCTCCAGGCGGCATCCCTGGATTCAAGCTTTGGCGGGTCGTCCTCCAGTCTCTTCGACATAGGGACAGATACCCCCGGTCGGGATCAGTATGGGACCGTTTCGGTAACTGATCTCGGCAACTTGATCACAGTAAAGCTAACCGGTTGGCAGGGATCTTCGGAATGGGGCAGCTATACCTTTGGTATATCCACGGGTTCTGGTTCTCCAATCCTCCCTATCGACATCTCCAACACGCTAGCTGGGTCACACCGAGCGGTATTCGAAGCACGTGTCCTGGAAGACTTCCAGACCGGATCAGATCCGGTTGGAGTCACTATCCCGATTATGGATGGTGACGTTATGTTCGATGGCTCCGCTGGTTCTGAGTTCTTTGCATCATCCGAGATTCAGACAGCAGCCACGGACGAATCAACAGGCAGGGATCTGTTCCCGCGTAGAGCCAGTGACCTTCTATCTCCATATGGAAACGAGTTCTTCGTTCGTCGCGGTATCGACTTCGGCAACGAGATAAAGTGGTTTCCGCTTGGATACTTTCGGATCAATGACGCCGAGCAAGACGATGATCCGGACCAGCCGATCAGATTGACTGGAACTGATCGCATGGCTGGAATCATCGATAGCAGGCTGCTAGAGCCGGTTCAGTTCTTGAAAGACAAAACTATCACTTCGGTTGTGTCAGAGCTGGTTCACGATGTGTATCCAGATGCTCTCATTCTGTTTGATGACAGCAGCGGGTCAAACAAGCTCGGTAGACAACTGGTGGTTGAGGAATCCAGACACGCCGCTCTGCTGGATATAGCGAACTCGCTCGGAAAAGTCATCTACTGGGATGGTGAAGGCTTCCTCAGGATCGAAGACCCACCGGACACAAGTGTAGTCAAGTGGCACATCAGGGCTATTAGAGATGGTGTTCTCACCGAATCCAGCCGTCGAGTTACCCGAGATGGTATGGCGAATGCTGTTGTCGCCACGGGCGAGGGTTCAACTGAAGAAGCGGTCAGAGGTTTGGCGTTGGATGTAGGCCCAAACAGCCCCACTAGATGGGGCGGGAAGTTTGGCAAGGTTCCACTGTTCTACTCGTCTCCGCTTCTCACGACAGCGGTACAGGCTAGGAAAGCAGCCAGGACTCTTCTTTTCCAGCGCATTGGAAAACCTTACTCGGTGGACTTTGGTGTAATCCCCAACCCATCTATCCGACCACGGGACACGGTTCGGATCACACAGAAGAACGGTGAGCGGGAGAAACACATCATCGAAACATGCACACTCCCATTAGTAGCTGGTCGGAACATGACCGGCACCACAAGGGAACAGACCACAGTAGAAATCGAAGAGAGCTGAGACATGACCCACGGCGGTACTCATGATCTGACAGATCTGTTAGCTCCTCATCCGGAGTCTGCTGTCCGCTATGGACAAGGCGAGATCATCTCTTGGGACCCAGACACGTTTGAGAACAGAATAGACTGGAACGGTGTCCTCCTTGAGGATCTCCCCGTCATCGCTGGTCTTGAGTCCTTTGGATTTCGTACCGGTCAAACAGTCGGTCTGCTCGGATGGGATTCGGCTGGAAACAAAGGGATGACCACCTGGTGGATTCTCGGTCGGTTGATTGTTCCAGGAAGCTCGGAATTCGGTGTAGAGATCCCAGATCTCTTGAAAGCCAAAGTCATCAACGTTGATGAACTCAACGCAGACGTGATCAACATCGATGGTAAGGATCTTTCGACATTCATCTCCGAGGGGATCACCGAGCAGGTTCCTGACAGCGACCCTGATCCTCCACCAGGTGGGTCTGTCAAGAAGTCCAAGATATACAACGCTAGCTGGTCGCAGGCTTATCAAGGAGACAACAGCAAGAACACCTTCAACGACAAACCAAGGCAGGGGTTCTGGTCATCCACCAACGGAAACCAGCGAAGCCTAATCGGATTCCCGTCTAGCACCATTCAGTCTGATCTTTCTGCGGCTACTTCGGTCACCAAGGTCCGTGTCTACATGTATTTCGACCACTGGTACTTCAACTCAGGTGGTACCGCGATCATCGGTCACCATGGACACACCAACGAGCCCAGCACTTTCTCTGCTACGACCGATGTGGTTCGGTCTTCAAACTGGCCTAAGCCAGGTGGTCGATGGGTTACGTACAGCGATGACCGATCCGAATGGAAGACCGGAGTAAAGAAGGGGATCTCGATCGGTCCCGGCCCGTCTACTAACAGGCTCTACTACGGATCTATCCGTGGTTCCGACGAGTCCAGTAAACCACGTCTTGAAATCACCTGGGAAGAGCCCGCGTGATACTCCGTCTTCCACCGAAGGGGTGTTGACGGATCACTGAATCAAGGTCTTCGACCACTGATTCTGCTACTTGGAGAACACCAATGATACTAACGAAGTACCTATCTGAGCAGGTCCGTGCATGGATCTACCGAGTTATTCTGTCCGCACAGCCGTTGGTTGTGTTCTACGGTCTACTCGCTGAGCAAGAGGCAGCTCTATGGGTTGCCGTCATCTCTTCCATTCTGGGTGTCTCGCTGGCTGCGGCCAACACATCCACCGCTCCTTCAATCGAGGGTGAGTACGACTACCTAGATGATGACGTAGAGGACGAGTGATTCAATGCCTGCTCCAGTTAAGGGGCTGAAGGTTACCACGTGCTGCTCTATTCCGAAAGGATTATGGGTAAGCCGTGGCTGACGAACTTAGATTCACAGTAGGAGCCCGTGAGATATATGACGAAGTTAAAGAGCTTCGTCTAGAAGTAAAGTATGCAATTGATGACTATTCGGGTCTACAGACACGAGTCGGCAGACTCGAAAAGATTGTTTACGGCCTCGTCCCGATAGCCGGATTAGTCGGCTACTTAATAAATACCTTCACCGGGGCCGCGTGAGAGGAATAAGATAAATGCCATTTGATAACGCAGGTAAGAACCTGATGCTGGACGAGCTTGCTGCTGTGGCAGTTAGTATCCACATCCACTCGGCTGACCCTGGTGCTGGAGACGCTAACGCAGAAGGATCTCCAGAGACCATCGCTTGGGACGCTGCTGCTGCTGGAGCCGTCGTTCCAACTGCCAACGTGTCCTTTACTGGGCTGACCGCCAGCGTGGACGTTCTGTTCTTCACCCTTTGGGATGTCACGGACACGACTCGATATGCCAAGGGTTCGATCGACACTGGTGACACCGCAGCCAACGCTGCCGGTGAGTACGAGATCACCACGGCAACCACGCTACAGATCACAGACGCCTGATCGTAAGCGAAAGAAGAAGGGAAGGCGCGGCATGCGGGTACTTATCCAGTGGGCGAAGGCCACACCGGACGGCTGGACCGAACACGAGATCAGCCGAGTGCAGGACTGGCGGTCGCTGCCGTCCAAACCGCTGCCCGCCTCTCCGGACGAGCCAGTAGACAACAATCCTGGCTGGATCAACGCCATGTGTATCCAGGGTGTCGTTTTCACGAAGGCGGACCGATACTCGATTCAAGGCATGCCGGGCGGGGGTTTGCAAGTTTGGATGTGGTACGACTCACCTGTTGATTATCCACCGGGAGAGCGCGCTGGAGCGGTCTGGACATTTCTCGATCCTGCTCCTGATGTAACCTTGCCAATTACTGCGGAGTGGGCGCTGGAGCATCCTGATATACCTACTGGTCAGATCGGTGACTTGTGGTACAGGATCAACACCAGGCAGTCGTGCCAGTGGTATGCGGAAGCTGGCTCAATTGTAGCGGCAAACATGGACGAAGCCGAAGTGCTATATCTGCCATGGTCGCAATTTCCAGTTCCAGCGGCTAACACGCAACGGTTCGGGAAGTGGTTGACGTACGAGCAGTTCGATGAGCACGTCAACAACATATTGCCGCTACCAGGCTGGCGGGAGTGGGTTGTATGACACGCTTCTACCACACTGATGTTGATGCCGCTGCTAGCTGGGCAACGTATGCTATAGAGAAGCAGGGCTCTTCTTCTCATACACCACAGGACACTGGTGGCAATTCGCACACTGATTCCATTCCGGCTGCGACAACTAACCAGGAGTCATTTCATTATTGGGCTGACGCTGAACAGCCGCACGATAACCTAGACTGGCCGACGACCGGGTATGGCGCGTCGTTTGAAGTCTCGGCGATGGGGGCAAACTTAGTTTTCGGCCAGCCCTTCATGCTTAGGCTTACCCAGGACGGCAGCATCGCCCGTTCGTCGCTGCCGCTGTTCTCCCCGAGCGCCGGGACCGGGATCAAGACCCACACCGGCCAGAGTTGGGTGACCGTCAACGGCAACGGCAGCCGCCTGGTCACTGACACTTTGGCTTTCGCTATTAGAGTCACCAACTCAATAACCATGATGAACCCAGAAGACGTTTCAGTCTTCTTCAGCGATAGTCAATCATGGTTTGAGAACGTCAACTTCACCCCACCAGGTGGGACGCCGCAGGGGTCAGGAACCATTGGTGGAGTTGGGTCACTGTCAGGTGACGGGTTCACGGCCAAATCAGGATCAGGGAACATCACCGGCATCGGTGCAGTCTCGGGTGATGGACTGACCCAGCACAGCGGCTCTGGCTCTGTCTCCGCAGTTGGCTCGATCGACGGAGCTGGCGAGGTAACCAAATCCGGTTCAGGAGACGTGTCCGGCCTCGGCTCGGTAGCGGGTGACGGCTTTGCTGAGTCCTTTGTACCCAAGGGATCTGGTGTAATCACGGCTGTAGGGCTCCAGGAGGGCGCTGGAGCCACGAACACAGCAGGCTCGGGCTCTGTGTCCGGTGTCGGCCAGGTAACGGCTCAGGGAGCCGTACAGCACGCCGGATCGGGCAGCCTGGTCTCTGTCGGCTCGCTTGTTGGTGACGGTTCCGCAGATCACTCTGGTTCAGGGTCGATCAACGGAGTAGGAGCTACAACCGGCGAAGGCTTCATTGTCGCAACAGGTTCCGGTCAGGTCACCGGTATCGGTGCGGTACTTGGTGCTGGCCTTGCTCCTGGAGGGTTTGACCCTGCCAATCTGAGCGTCAATATCGTCTCAACCACGGCTCAGCTCTCTTGGGATGCCTCACCCACACCGGGTGTGGTGGATTACCTGGTCTTCCGGAGAACACCACAGACAGGTCAGCCGTTCGATCCGAAGGTGGATACACCTGTAGCCACCGGTATCACAGTTACTTCTTATGATGACGAAAGCCTAGACACTGGAAATTACGACTGGCAAGTGTTCGGTCGCATTCCTGGATCGGACGGTGATGATGCCTATGTGGGCGTTTATGAGAGTACGTATTAGGAGATAACCCATATGGCATATCCACTTCCGACAACTATCGAGGCAGATGTAACCACCGGCCACGCCGAAGACAGTGAAGCGGTCAACAAGAGATACAACTTCGAGGGACCAAAGGTACATGCCGACTTCGGTGCTGTAGGAGATTCAAACCATAACAACGGCGGCGGCACCGATGACACAACCGCAATCCAGAACGCGATTAATGCCGCCCACAGTAGCGGCGTTGGCCGGGTGATTATCGACAAGCCCGGCACGTACCGGATCACGAGCCCGCTCAAGATGCACACCGCAGCAGGAACAGGTGGGTCGATCAAACTGCTCGGCCTGGTCAAGCGGCAGGCTGATGGGCAGTGGGGTCCGTCGCTGGTGTGGGACGGTCCAACCGATGGCACACCACGGGCAATGCTGGACTATGACACAACCAGCAGCAACGTTGGTGCTTCTCCAATCGATGGTGTTCGGCTGTTCGGGCAGTGGATTCAGAATGCATCTGCGATCCGCTACCGTAAGAAAGCGGATCTGGGCACGTTCCTGCATAACGTGTGGTTCGCTCGATGGCATGGCGACTCGATTATCTATGATGCTGGTACAACCAACGCCTATATCTACCACTGCCGGTGGGACTCATGTATCGGCTACGCGATTCGGCTCACCTTCACATCTGGTGTTATCTTTGGCGTTAGCGATAGCACCTGGGTCTGCGACGATCTGGGCGGTTCTCCAGCCAGGGGATTTTTCCTCGCCGAACGAAGCGGCGCTGATGTCAACCTGTGTGGGTTCTTCAACTTCCACAACATCAACACCGAGGTACAGGCTGATCTTGCTGAAGAGGAAGCCGGTGGTACCGACCCTGCTGACCGAAGAGGAATCATTCATCTGCTGACCAATTCGTCGCATAACACCACGCAGCAGTTTGTGGAGTTCAGTGGTATGAAGATGGATACAGCCTCAAACCGTGCTTCTTACTCGCTGTTCCTGGCTCGGGGTGATGGTACCTCTGCTCAACGTGGACGACGGATTATCTTGGTTGGAAATCAACTGCGAGGTACCAACGGAGATGGTAGCGCCGCCACGGGGCACCGAATTCCACTAGGAAACATCGCGTCGGCAATGAAGTCGGCTGCGGGTGACAACTTCGCTGTGTTCGAGCACAAACCACAGAACACCGAGATAGCTGCAAATCAGCGGGCGATCACCCACGTCTACACTGGCACCGACTAGCTAATGCTGGAGATCAAGTCCTGGCGGATCTACTATGCAGATGGTAGTACGTTCACATCCCAAGATGGGTCATGGGCGGATGCTCCTGCATTTGGAGTTGAGTGTGTCGTCTACTACCACATCCCACCGTACAAAACGTTGCAGATCGAAGCCAACGACCCTGGCGTCTATGTGTACCAAGGATCGGAAGACTACGAGGGCATCAAGATGGGGTTGTGGATGGACTCGGAGGGCTATTACCGGATCATAGATTCCGCAGGTAGGAGTGAGCCATGACCACCACTTACAGGCGCACTAATACTAACTCGGAACTGCCTGCTGGTCAGGACTTCACCAAAGCGATCCTTGATCCTGCGGAAGACACAACCGGAAGCGCGGATGTAACCCTCGCGGCTGAGGAGACCAGGAACTCCTTCGGTTACACCGCAGCAGGAGACCCCGGTGCTAATGGTGTTACCGGCGATTACACCGTCGAGATGGAAGTCATCACAGGTGACACCAACGTCCAGTTGTCGTGTGCGGTGGCACGAGTCAATTCGTCTGGCACTGAGCAGGCTATCTCCGCGTTCGCTGCCGAGATACCGGCATCAGCCGGGACGCATGTTTTCAACTTCACGGCAGAAAATCTAGGAACCTGGGCTGCCGGTGACCGGCTACGTGTCACCTACCGTTACCGCAACTCCCACACGCACTCCGGGCGAGTTATCAGCGTCAACCACGGTGGTGCCAACAACGAAGTTATAGCTCCATGGGAGGCCGCAGCACCACCCAATTCCGGCTCCGGAACTGTCTCCGGTATCGGCTCGGGATTAGGTGATGGACTGGCACTCCGGTCCGGATCAGGTGACATCACATCCGTAGCACAGCTCAGCGCTGATGGACTTGTGTCAACATCTGGCTCCGGTCAAGCTTCGGGCATCGGCCAAGCTATTGGTTCTGGTCTCACACCAGATACATACACGTCCGGCTCTGATGTCGTACAGGCATCAGTCGGCACGGTGGTGCCTTCCGGTTCTGGAACGGTATCCGGCATCGGATCGGTCGCAGCCGATGGCTCGATTGTCACATCCGGTTCCGGCGACGTGTCGGCTATCGGATCGTTGATCGGTGACGGCCTTGCCGTTCATTCTGGCTCCAGTGACGTTACGGGAGTCGGCTCACTATCCGGCCAGGGGTTTGCACCCACAGTCGGTGGCGCTGCCGGTTCCGGCTCAGTCACAGGCGTCGGTGCTGTAGACGGCTCAGGAGCGACGAACAAAGCCGGATCAGGTGACGTTACCGGCGTAGCTACCACAGACGCTCAGGGAGCTACACAGCGCTCCGGAGCGGGCCACGTATCCGCACTCGGAATACTGTCCGGCCAAGGTAACTCCTCCGGTGGCGGATCAGGAACGATCTCTGCGATCGGCACCGTAACAGGTGATGGCCAAATCTCCGTAGCAGGCTCCGGAGACATCACCGGTGTCGGACTCGTGTCCGGCGACGGTTCGATCGATGTCGCAGGGTTTGGATCGATCACAGCGGTCGGCACCGTCCAAGGCGACGGGTTCACACCCGAGGTTGCTGGCGCAGGTGGCTCTGGATCAATCGGTGCTGTCGGCACCCTGAGTGGTGAGGGTTACACCCTTCCTCTCGGATCTCCAGTCCTAACTGGTCTGGGCTTGGTCGAAGGCGATGCTTTCGTTATCAGGTCGGGTTCCGGCGATGTTATCGGAGTCGGTGTTGTCACCGGAGAAGCACACACCACGCACAGCGGCTCTGGATCGATATCCGGAGTTTCGATCATCCAGGGTGACGGGCTTGAGATCGGTCTTCCAACTATCCTCCTGGAGCCAGTGATCACAAGGATCACGTCATCCCCTGTTATAACCAAGGCGAATGTCGAGGTTGTTACAAGAATTCCCGAGCTTGGGATAGAGACCCAAGTCGTGCTGCTTGGTGGTGAGGAGAGCTGATGGCGCACAGTCTACATTTGACCACTCAGAAATATCCCCGAATCCTAGGACGACATACCAGGGTTCGAGTCCCTTTCTCGTGGGAGATCAATAGTGAAGTGGTGGACCTTGAATCCGATGGCTACACAGTTCGTGTGTGGGTAGGTCAGGTCGATGGAACTACTTCAGGACCGTTCTCAACAACGGTCAACGGAACGATAGCTGAGTACAACCTGAAACTGGCAGATCTGGAAACAGCCTCTCCGACGCAAGTCGAGAACGTGCTTATCACAGCGGTAGCCGAGAACGGCACCCACACGCTGGTCTCTGACTCCCGTGAGATCAAAGTAGGCGATTGGCCAGGCGCTGACGACTACGAACCTCTGTAAGCAAACCTACGAAGATCAATTTCTAGACAACAAAAAACCCCCAGACTTGGGCGGGACCGTTATGGTCCTACTCAGGTCTGGGGGCTCTTTGCGTTGCGCCGTCGATCAGGACGGATGAGCTGCTTCGAACTTCGAGACGATCTCGTTGGGCACACGGCCACGGTCTGGGACCGAGAAGCCATGGCTCCGTGCCCACTCGCGGATGGCTTTGGTGCTCGGGCCAGCCGGACGGACGCTGGTGCGCCGGACTCCACGACCACGGGTGGCTGTCTTGCGAGCCGCCTCGGTGTACTTGGACAGAGCCTTCCGAAAGGCTGTCCCCTCCTTCTTCGTCAGGTCGATCTCGTAGTCGGCTCCGTCGAGGGCGAACGAAACGGTCTCCGCGTCCTCATCGCCGGACAGATCCGAGACAAACTTGACGATCTCCTGTCGCGCCATTGTTGCTCCCTTCGTAGACGGCACGATCATCAACAGTTGCTTCTCGACTTCACTCAGCTGGGTAGAGCCCTCGGCTACTACCCAGTGCGAGTGAGGTTCCGTCGATCCACAACACTTCCTCACGCCGTCAAGGAAAGCATAGTTCCAAGTGACAAGTCAAATCGAACGGCCTATCGATTGGAGTTTCTTTGTTCCCCCGGTGGGACTCGAACCCACGACTCTCCGGTTAAAAGCCGGAAGCTCTGCCAACTGAGCTACGGAGGAGAGCCACTGAGAAGCCACAGAATGGCTCAGGACGGCCTGACAGCGCTCGCCGGTACTAGGTGTCCAAGTAGCACCTTCAAGGCCGCAGAGAGCCCTACAGGATTGGCTCAGGGTTTCGCGGGTCCAGCACGTATACGCCTTTGCCCTGGAGTGGCTGGACCCAGCCTCCGATCCGAAGCTCTACGATCGCACGCCGGACGGTCTGATGAGTGACGCCGTACTTCTTTGTCATCTCAGACTCGCTCGGCAGCGTGCTCCCAGGAGGGAACACACCGCTGATGATCTGATCCTTCAGGTCGTTGTAGATGTGCTGCCACTTGTGCATCACTCCGACAACCTCCAGTCGCCACACCCATCGGTCTCGAAAGCCCGGTCGCCGTTCTTGATCTCCACGGATGTTGCAGCGGAACCTAGGTAGTTGGCTATGACATCTTCGGACTCCCCACCCAGGCCGGACAGCCTAGCCCAGTAGCAGTCATCCTCGGACTCGCCCTGTGCTCGGTAGGTTCCCGGAGCTATGTCCTCGCCCACCAACCAGATCCCGTTACCGGGGATGGAGCCCTCTTCGATCTCTCGCTCAACCTCTCGGATCTCAGAGGCACGATCATCCAGACGGTCCTTCCGACTGGATAGACGATCTGCCTCTTCCTGTAGGGCTTCCTCGCGAGCGTCGAAGGCTGCCATAGGTACGCCTGTACCGGCATCCGGCGTGGCCGAATCCCGACCATCGTAGAACCCAACGGCGTAGCTGACGATAAGAGTAGCTAAGAGTCCAGCTACCCAGAACCGGTTGTGGTTGGCTTCTCTCCAATGCTGCATGGTTATCACTCAGCTATCCCCTCACATGTGACTATGGCGTAGCCACCCTTTGATTCGTTCTCCGAGATCACTACGCCATCTACAGTGATACGGCATGAGATCGTTCCATGGCTACGATTGTTCTGTGCCAGAATGTAAACGAACTCGCCACGAGAGAAGAGAACTTCGAGGCCAGCCTCACCTGTCTTGCGTGCCATGGGGATATCAGGGCTGACCTGCTCAGTCCCCGTAGGGGTAGCGACCGTGACATCAGCATAGTCGGTTGTGCCTTCGACCTCGTACAGCACTTGGGCCTTCGATGGCGTACTGAACGGTAGCTCGGATGTCTCGTTAGCAACAACATCGGTCGGCGTGCTGGTGTTACAAGCCGCGACAAACACAACCGCAAGGATGGCTGTCAGTACAGCTTTGGCTCTCATCGGTGTTCTCCTCCCTTTTTACTCGTTTCCGTTTAGGTTAGCAGTTTTCCGAAACGTAGTCACTTCCAGCCGCGCTCGGCGATCTTTACTGCTCTGGTCATATAAGGGAAACGGGGTGCCACTCCCCTTAAGAAGCGACACCCCGCACCTCCCCGGCTTGTGTTGTTGCTAGAACTGCATGCGGCGGCGTAGCCAGAACAAACCGGCACCGGCTGTGGTCAGCAGGATGCCGATGATCCCGACCGGAAGCAGTGGGCTGCCGCTTTCTGTCTTGGGAGCGGATCCCAGCCCTGCCGGAAGGGAGGTTGGAACTGCGACTACGGACTCCAGATCCTCCTTGACTTCTGCGTCATCGCACACATGCGCTGTGGACTCATCGGCGGCGATGTACTCGGTCTCTCGGTCGTGCTCTCCGTAACCGTCTCGGGAGTCATATCGTGCGACCGCTAGCCCCTCATCGATCAAGGCCAGTCCTGTGTCCGTTCCGTTCTCCAAATCAACGTAGCGGAGCAGCCGGTCGTACTTATCCTGATCATCCCTTGCGCCTGCGGTGAGTGTGACTTCCTCGCCCTCAGCCAGATCGGTCAAGAAGTCGGTGGCTCGGTTGAATCCGCACTCCCCGCGCTCGGGTGTGTCGATGCCGATGTAGCGAATCCGTTCTTCCACGTCGCCGCGAGTTACGTCGATCGTGTCGCCATCTACGACGTTGGTGACGGTCCACGTCTCGGTTTCATCCTTCGGTGTCTCGGCCTCGAAGATGTCCTTCTGGGTGAAGTTGTGCGTGGACTGGCAGGCGAAGCCGTCGTCATTAGCATCGTAGACGTTCCACTCGTCTAGGTTCTCTACGAGGAACGCCTTGATCTCCTCGAATGGCTCAGTGCAGTTCGGACCGTGATTCGCACTAGCAATGGGAGTGCTTACGAGAAGAAACCCGAGGATCGATAGTGCGCTTACGATGATCCGTCTCATGTCATGCTCCTTCCGTGATTAGTTTGTGCCTTGGTTGCCAGCGGTACTTCCCTTGTACTTTCTGGCCTCGCGTATCCCAACCTGTCTTTCGGACTTGAGTAACCGCGTAGTACATAGCTGGCCGGATCAGTGTCGCCTGGTAGATCACCAAAAGTGGTGTGAGCAACAACCAAGCAATCAGTCTGGACGGAATTGGAATACCAGGCCGCTGAAGGTAGAGCGCTGTCTGTGTGTAGAGCAGAGCCACCCAGTAGGGGATCATCTGCCAGTATGCAACTCCACCGGTTAGCGGAACTGCTACGAACACAAATCCTAGGATCAACGGATACAGAGCTAGCAGAGTCAGGTTCCAGCAGCGAAGCCAGAGCGACCAACCCGTGAAGTTTCTCAGCTCCCAGGGCATGTACCTAATGTACCCCTTGAACCAACGAGTGCGCTGCCGGAATGTGCCCTTGTAAGTCTCGGGCATCTCGAACTCGACTATAGCTTCATCAACAGCCACAACCTTGCCATGCTGGAGTGAGTAGTGACACAACCTACGGTCATCGCCGTATGTACCCTCGGTAAGGTAGTCCTCGGCGTTGTCCACCAAGATCTCTGTTAGGTAGATGGCGAGTGGACCAGAGGTAGGTGCTACAGCACCCACAGAGCTTCTGGCTCGCCGCATGACCATGTTCCCGAGACTGATTTCTAGATCCTGTAGTCGAGTCCATATGGACTGCGTTCGGTTCCGAACTAGGCAGGTTCCAGTTGCGGCCTTGTTGTCAGGATCGGACATCGCTCGTAGCAGTTGTTCAATACCGTCTGGATTGACAACTGAGTCTGAGTCAACAGTGACAACGAAGTCAGCCCACTCGGCAGCACCAGATAGGCGTAAGCCCTCCATCTGTGCCCAACGCTTACCTCTGTTTTTCTGATGGAACCAGACAACCCCAGGAGCATCGAATGGAACCACAGGGTCTTCAGACCCGTCATCCATCACGACGATCAGATCGGGTGGATGAGTTTGGAGCACCAAGGATAGAACACAAGCGTGGAGGAGTTCTGTCTTCTCGTTGTAGGTAGGTACGATTACGACGACCTTACCGGGCGCTACTGGAAGATGACTCCAGCTCGGGCGAGTAGCTGAGGCAGACAGCATCCAAATCAGCATGCCTGCCACCGCTACATAGAACAGAACCGCGACATTCCAGGTAGCACCCCACTGCTCCCAGTGAAAGCTAGTGATCAGTGCAGCAGTTATGGCGACGACGGCCCAGGCGGCTGCCTTATCCCGTCTCACTATGGCGACCCCCATAGCGAACGAGTAGCACACCGACCACCAGCAGCAGCAGTGCAATTCCGATGATCCAGGACAGACCGAACGAAACGCCAGCTACTCCGACAGCCAGGCCAGTCTTCGGTAGTGCTCCTTCGTACATAACCTTCCTCCCCCTTATTGGGATCTTGAACGACGACAGGACGCTAACACTTGGAAGACGCCATGGCTACTACTTGGGTTGACAGACTACCTAGCGACTCCAAGAGCGATCAGGACGAACGCCAGCATGGCGATCACCACCAGGGCGAGTAACCCCACTCCCGCGACGATGCGGTCCGGCTGCTTCCTGATCATGGTTGGCTACTGTACAGCAGTTCGCAGTACAGCACAACGATGCAGCTCAGCGACACTCCTACACACAGGTCGCAGCTTGCTCTAGGATTCCTCGTGTGCCAGGTGAGGATGATGAACCGACGCCGGATGCCCTGTGGGATCTGCCCACGGTCGCTGAGTACCTCGGTGTCCGGCCAGGGACCGTGCGGAGCTACCTAGCTCGTGGACAGATGCCATTACCCGACATGCGGTTCGGTAGGTCATCGGTCTGGAGGGCTAAGACGATCAAGGACTGGCACGAGGGACGACCGAGCCAACAGGGGGAAGACTGATGGCTCATACGTCCGGTACAACGAAGGTCCGCTGTCGCTTGACGTGGCGGTCCCACATGACGAGCGAGCCAGCCACCGCCACGTTCAAGCACATGTATCGCGGCGACTCGACTTGTATCAGCGAATGGCAGCGTTCGATCACGTCCGGAGGTAGTCCATAGTCCTCGGCTCCGAGCAGGTATGCGGCGCGCTCGGGGTGGACGTACTCCGCAAGGTTCCGTGCGGACGGGTCGATCTCGATCCCAACCAACATGCAGCTATGCGGTAGATGCTCCACTAGATCATCCATATCGGTGAAGTGCATCAGAGGGATGTGGTTCGCTGTCCGGATGGTGTCGCTGGCTTGACGCCTGTACCGCCGACCGATCGTGAAGATCAGTGAGGCTCCCATCACGAAAGCCGAGCGCCACAGGGTTCCAACGTTATCTTCGGTCTTCGGGTGGTAGACACCAACGGCGTAGTACCCACGGTCAGGTTGGGTCGGATTTCTCACTCCCACAGTGCGATCACCACTCGACCTGTGACGGTCCAGCCGAGCATGATGGTCCAGCGGTCCCACTCATCTCCACCGAGGACGATAGGGCTCAGCGTCTTCCAGCCGAACCAGTGCAGTTGTGGTCGGTAGAACCAGATCCGAGGCTTGCGCCACCAGTGCCTCTCTGTGATGTCTGGCTCAATACCCAGAGCCTCCTCGGCATCGCTCAGTGAATCACACAGAACGCACCCTGGGTTCCTGTTGATATGGCAGTCCCCTGATTGCGCCGCACCTCGGTAGGCGTACTCCAGGATGATCCCCAACTGGTCTCTGTCGAGAAATGCGTCACTCACAGCGCATTCCGATCGTAGATCGGTGCTTCCGGAAGACGTAGGCTTTGCCAAGTCTTCATTAATCCACCCCTTCGTCAGGAATGATCCAGCGCTGATCAGAGTCAGCCTTGGACTTCCTTTCTCTCACGCGGGATACAACCAGCTTCCAGAGGACAAACAGAAGGACTCGGATTTTTCTCATAACCAGCCCTTCGGTCGCACTACGTTTTCTGGGACGTTGAAGAACAGCGATATGATCTCTTGCTCGTTGTATCCGGCCAGACCGGTACCGACCTTGGTGAGCAGGAACCAGAGGTGAGGGTTTTCCCTGGCCGTCATGACGAACCTGTTCCTAGCCAGCTCCAGCCGTTCCCACGGGAGTTGCTGAAGCTTCTCGTCCAGAGTAGGGAAGGCATAGCACATCCCCGTCAGACCCTCACCTACGCCGTACTGAGCACCGAACTGCTCCGCTGCCTGTTTGGCAGCACCGGCTCCATGCCTGCCCGCGAGGTTGGACCCGAACACGAAGATATCTGTTGGGTCCAGCTCGACAATGAATCCTTGCTCGTTGTACCTAACCACTAGAGGAACACCGCCAGTCCGATAGCGAAACCAAGGAGGACGCCAGCTCCAAGAGTGAGAAGGAGCAGCACCGTAAATGCTTTCTCGAAGTTGTATCCACTAGGGTCCATTAGTCCTCTAATCTAGTCGTAGATCTTCTCGCCACACTTGCGGCAGGTCTTGGAACCGGCTGGGCTGTAGGTGTAGTTCCACTCGTCCGGATAGTCGTGCTCGCAGCCTTCCATGTCTTCAGGATTCCTCTCGACCACCCAGGCACAGTCACCTTCTAGCGAGTAGGTGCAGTGGAAAACCCACCCTGGGTAATCATTGATCTCGACATCATCGTCGCCACGAGCGCTCTCGGTAGCTTGTTGGTAGGCGAACTTGACCGCTTCGCTCATATCGTTGAACAGATGGACTTCGACATCGGTGTGTCGATCTTCGATTACGACGATGAACACCTATCTCACCCTCACATGCTAGAAGTTTCCGTCTGCTACCTGGAGGCAGATCAGTCCGAGATTCCGCCAAGCTCGGACAACACGGTTCCGGTCGTCCAGGACCGCGACTACGTTGTACTGATGTCGGACGTACTTGTCGAACAGCTCGACTTTGATAACGGCATCGTTCCGCTGGTCACCTTCGGTACGCATGAACGGACCGTCGAAGGGACCGTCACCGATGTAGAGCTTCAACCAGCGCTCGGTGTCCTCACGGCAGGAGTCCGGTCGGCCAGACAGAAACACGATCCGATAGCCGACCGCTCGAAGACCACGGACAATCGACACCACGTTCCAGTTCGGGGTGTCGTCAAGAACCTTGGAGTAGTCGTAGGGGCTCCTGTCGCCGTGGAGAGCCACGGTCCCGTCGATGTCCACCAGGATTGCTTTGTCCTGGCTTGTGTCAGGGACGTAGGGCTCTCCCCCGGTGTCCTGGTCTAGCTCCGGGACAGGAGGTAGCTGCCAACCTCCCTTGAGGTACCGGCTGGCGAAGCTCCGGATGACATCCTCTCCAACGCCCCGCTGGCCACGTGTGGCTCGCAGCAGATCCCGTTGGATAGCCTCATCGACCGGAATCCCAAAGTCCTGGAACCGAACCTCAGCGCTGTGCCGGTGTGCGATCTCCATGTACTGCCGGACGTACTTCGAGCGGAGGTTGACGCTATCCACCACGACCGACTTACCAGCCCGGAGCAAGGCTTCGATCATCGCGTGCTCGGCGGTAGTGACAGCCTCCTCTTGTGGATACAGGTACGTAGCCTGAGTGTGCAGAAGCAACCGGATGTCGTCTCGGTTCACCCGAGCCCGGTTGTCGAGATCCTCGATCACCCACTGTTTAGCGAAGGTGGTTTTCCCCGAAGCTGGGAGACCTCTGAGAATCAACAGTTCAGTCATGGCAGGGGCACTCGCATTCATCTCCATATTGGTCGCTGCATTCCTCGTGCCAACCGATAGAGCACTGTCGGAACCTACGGTGGTCATAAGGAACACGATTAGTTCGGTCGGCTCCGGTGAGCCGGTCTGTATACTGATACCCTGTCTCGCCTTCTAGCTTCGGCGGCAACTCCGGATACCAACGGCCCTTCTCAATCATGTTCCCTCTGGAATCTCTTCATCATCCGTCACCAAACGGATGGAGTGGATCTCGTTGGCTGGAGCAGACAGGATCAACTTCCACTGACCATTGATCTCGCCATGTATCCTTACATGTGTCTCACGAGCGGGCTCGCCCGGTGAGCCGATCACTGAACCAAACATGTCCGGGTGAGGCAGCAGAACTTGATGAGCCTGAATCCGCTCGACGTGTCCGGATGTCCATTGGATCTCGTATGTGTCCAGTGGTCCATGGTCGTAGTCAGTCACCGAATCACCCAAGGCAGTTGCTTTCGATCGGTTCCACCTTTGATTTCCCAGAGCAGAACCCATTCACCGTTGTCCCACTCAAAGATTCTCCCGCCTCTGGCTCCCAGAAACCATGGGCTTTGACCAACAGCGTTCTTGGCGTGTCCCAGGTTTGTGTGGAACTTCCATGCCGGTCGTCGGCCTGGAACGTGTGTCGCGTACTTGGGCTGTGGGACATCAGGTACTTCAGTCATCTATTCTCTCCAAATACCGACCATGTTTGGTCCGGTACTTCCCTGGTGTAACTCCTACCTGAGAAGACATTGTGTCCCCTACCTCACACTCCAGAAGTTCACCAAGGACTCTCTCCCTAAGTGGGTGCTTCATATTCCACCGACCGAACCTATCGACATTGACGATGTGCTCGGTCTCCGCATCAGACAGGATCAGCGAGACCGCATATGGCTGCGGGCACTCATCGTCGGTCTCTTCGTTGTAGTAAGTGCAGCGGATTTCTCCGGACCTGATACTCAACTCCAAGGTTTCGCCGCACCCCATTGGACAAAATCCCTTGACTCTGACATCAACGCTCATCATTCTCCCTAACTGGCCAGTTGTAGTTCCAAGCCTGCTCATCCGGTTCGTCAAACTCAGCGAGGCACCCGTTCAGATGAGACAGAGAGGATTTACTGGTGTCGATCCAATTCCTGGTCGGGTTGTTCTGTCCAGGTACTCGACCGCCTCGTAGGTGCATCGACTCAGTAAGGTCAGCGTTTCCGCCACACTCCGAGCATTCAGTCCACCAAGCGTGAATGATCTTACGAGCCAATGTGCTCTCGCCTGTATGCAGCTCTCCGCTCCGGAGGTGTGGTTGCATTCCGCACCTTGGCTTCGATCCGCTTCTGCTTCCGCCATGTCTTCATCGATTGGAGATGTGGTGGTCGTTCGCGTCTTGGACCAGAGAACCTACTCACTCTTGATCCCGCTCCCGATTGGCACCAGGAGGCTGATCAGCATGACCACAAGGAATGAAGCCTCCCAGCCCAGCGCTGGAACCCAGTCGATATGAGAGTGGGCTCCTCCGAACACAACCATCGTCGGCCAGAACAGAATAGTCGCCCGAACCACAGCCCCGGCCAGAGCCAGTATCGGTGATGCGAGCAACAGCAGGATTAGCGCGGCTACCATCAGAGTTGCTCCTCAATGATTTTGGCTATCCGGGAGAAAGGAACACCGCCATCGTTGGCTCCAGCGAGCGAACGTCTGGTCACGTCCTCGGGGTGGTCGTAGTACAGGATGTTCGGGTTGTCGGCTTCCAGTTCTGCCCATTCCATCACGAATGAAGGAAGGTAGTTAAGAGACCGCCTGCTCCCATCTGAGGAGACAGCTACCCAACCACCGGTAGGATGCTCTTCCCACTTAGCTATCCCGGCTTTGGAGGCCAGATCGCAGAGCACGCCCAGGCAGCAGTACTCGTTGTTCTTCGTCTTGAGCTGGCCTGTCCCTTGGTCGTATTCACCGGATCGAAGTGCCTCAATCCACTTCTGCTTGATGTCATCTTTCATGAGCTACAGGTGCTCCTTGATTCGATCCGCGATCTTGGTGAAGGGAACTCCGTCGTCGTTCAA